ATAACGAAGGGGGGTATATAATGCGAGACCCCCCCTCTATAGGGTCAAGCCGCATCACTGAGTGTTATCTTTTTATACAAGCCATTAATATTGTATTGAACGATCTCATTAATTGCAGATTCAATAGCAACGGCTTCGTCTGCCGGACTCAATTCATTTGATAGTTTGGCTATTCGTGCTAAGTATGAGCATGAATGATAACCTTTCGATTCATCATAAGCATACCATTCGTCAAACTGTGTAAACGGATTAAAAGGATTATCAATTGTGGTCAACATTGATTCTGCCATTGGTCCTATTCCTTTCTTCATTATTTTATATACTAACACTATTAACAATAGAAGTAGATATACCTAACGCATTTGCAATCTCTGCTTGAGTGTGACCGTTAGAGAGCATTAATTTAATCCTTGATTTCTTAGCAGGTGTCAAGGACATGGCGGTTCTTGGTGTAGCCAACTGCTTAATCTTATCTAAGTCTGTATTATTAAGTATTTGTGATAATATATTGTTACTGATAGCGCCTGCTTGAATAGCTTCCCATTCTTTAGTAGTGATTTCAATTCTTTGTTTTTTAGCGCCAGTCCTTAACCGAGCTTCATTTAATGCTTGAGCTTTGACTTTCTTAAGTTCATCGTCTTCCATATGGGGATGACTAGCAAGTTTCATCGCTACATTTGCATTCGCTAACAATTGAGCTTGCCTTTCTAAAGGCGCATTCTTTAAAGCAATGTTTAAATGAGCTTTCAAAGAACTTACTTCAGACCTATATACTTCTTTAGCAGACGATGAAGTAAGAGGTGGCAGGGTATTAATAGATGATTTACGTGCTTCATTAGCAAGACTCTTTAACTTATTAGCATGTGTAGCATAAACGGTTTCAATTGGTGTGCCTGAGGACAATTCAAATGCGTCATCTTTTTCGTACATTTTCGTAGATTTAATCATACGGGTGATTGTTTTTTCTTTGACAGTCGGATCATTCTCGATTCCTGGTCGATAAGGAACTTTTTTAGTAACTTTTCGCTCTTTACCTTTTGTATCTTTTATAATGATGGTTTGATAATATTCACTATAGGTTTTACCTGTCTTTTTGTATACTTTTTTTCCAGACATGTAATCAATAAGTTCTTCTGGAGTCATGTCATTTTTATTTCGTTTGATATTTCGCTCTGGGACTCGAGTATCAGAAGAAGCCTTGGATATTAATGTGGACGCTCCGCTACGAGCACTTCCTTGATATTCCTTTTTTAAATTAGCAATACCATTCTCTTCGTATGATCGTTTATAATCCAATTCATGTTTTTCGGCATCAATAACAACCATAGAATGTTTAACGGCTCGGGCTATTTTATCTGGGCTTGCTCCTCTTATTGTCATGTCTGTAATTAAATTAGAGACGTCACCCATTAATATGCCTTTTGCTCTCTTAGTCATTATAGGCATACCCTCATAGCCACGATATGCTATCTTAGGATCAAAGTTTATAAGCGCTTTAAGAGAGGGGGCTGTTTTTATTAATTTATTAGAATTTGGAATAACTAAAACCGTATCACCATCAAAATCTGCTCCAGATAAGCGCTCGGCAACTTTAGGGTGAATTCCAACCGCATCTTCAGATGGACGTAAACCAGGCGCTGGGCCTAAAAGTCTTTTTCCAGCTGGATTTTTGTTATTTACGGTTAATTCTGGTATTTCAAATATTCCACCATGTGGATACCTTATAAGTACAACCCGCGTACCGTTATCATAATTGGGGGCATATATCTCTGTTTCTTTGATTTCATTAATAGGTAGAATAATATGTGATTTTTGTCTAGGCAAAGCCGCTGCTTTTAGATGAACAGCAGAAGAATCACAATCATCAGCGAAAGAATCTAGAAGTTTCTTTTTTACAACGGGATTTGTTAACGCATTAATCTCTTCAAATTCGTCTTTTTTAATTTCATAGCTAATACTTAACTGTTTTTTAGCTAAAGAGGGATTTTGTTTTGACAACATTTGAGACGATAAAGTTTTAGCCCATTTACCCCAAGATCCTTCTTCCCCAAAACCTTCTTTCGAACCGACCCGATTTAAAGCCGAGAGTTGTGTATTTCCTTGTTTATCAATATAATGTTTTTGCCAAATTGTTGAACCGAATGGATTATCCGACTCAATTTCGATCTTTTCCTGAGGTTTAAATACTTTTTCTTTAGGTACCCCCTTCTCTTTGTTAGTGTTATACACTACATCAACACCCGGAGGTATATCATCGCTGTATATAGCCATCCCCTTCATAAAATGGGTACCATCAACACCTATACGAACTTGGGCATATCTCTTATTACCCAAAGAAAGGTCTTCGACTCCTCTACGAAGTTCTATTACGCCATCTTTCAAAGATCCACCTTCGTCTCCATAACGAATGTGAACTCTTTTTGAATCGATATTTTTAATCGGCTCAAGACTATTAAAAGTCCGACCTCCATCTTCTGAATAATCCGTGACTAAACGAATTTTATCTTTATTATTTCGAACTTCAGAATAAGATACTCCAGGTTTGGTTAATACCATAACGGAGGTTTCATGTCCCGTTCCAAGTTGCCGAGTTTTAACATAGTGGATTTTATATCCTTCTTCTTCAAGCACGGAGATCGCGGTTTTTAATCTTGTTCGACTGATATTCATATAGCGTTCCACACCAACGCCAACATCAATATATTTCTTTTTTTCGATGGCCTCTTTTAACATATTGGCCGTAGCATTTGTTATTTTTGTACGTTCCTGCATGGCGGGATCTAAAAAATTACGAACAGAGGACTCGTTAATGCCCATTATCTCGCCAATTTTTATATTAGAATAACCTTTATCCTTTAATCTGACCACCCGGGCCGAATCTGCCTGCCATTCAGCTGCTTTTTCTAGAGACATTTTATCACGTAGTTGTCGGGTATTTAAACCAAAACCTTTAGCTATCTCAACATTGCTCATTCCTTGTTTTCTTAATTCAAGAACATGACTTCGAAAACTCGGACTTCTTTGAGGATCGTCTCCTGATCCCCAAGGATATCGACCAGAATGTCGAGGCGTTCCAACATGTCTTATTATTCTATCCATGGATCTACTCTCCATTCTTCATTTTCTCAATCCTTTTATCAAACATAATAATCTTATCCATAATTTGACGAACATCTTCAGGAGGAGGCGAGTAAACTACAACCTCGTTTACTTGATATAATCTTAACTCTATTTTTATGTTCTCTGGTTTAATCCCATACTCAAGACAAAATAAAGCAGTGTAAACTTCCAATTGGTGCATAGATGCTGGAGTCATACCACTTTTAAAATCGTGAATTCTTAAAAAATTTTGTCTAAAACAAATAGCATCTGCTGTCCCAAAACAATTCTCAGAATAATATAATGGCTGTTCGGTTGCCATTTTATACCCTATTGCATCGTTGATATAAAGACTTAAAGTTTGTTTGGATTTTGGAAGCTTAATACCTAATCGTATAGCTTCAGATGCAAATGCATGTAAACGTATACCATGCGTTTTTGCTAAAAATTTATTAAAAGCCATCTCAAGTTTTTCATCGTTATAATTTATCCAATGATATTTACTAGCACTTAGAAATGCGTGTTGACCTTCGAGGTTGGAATGTATGTTGAAGTTCATTTAATATCTCCTTCTTATTCTCAGGATAGATGAAACTAGCAAAAGACATTTCTCCAAGCAACTCAATATAATAATCTTGATTGGGTTGCTTGATGGCAAACCTACTTCTTTTACATTCTAGGACGGCCCATTTTTTTTTGTAAAGAATTAATAAATCAGGAAACCCTTGGATAGTATTCCCATCATTATTTAAAATAACACAACCTTCAAACATAGTTTCGAGTTGTTTAATAAGTTTCGATTGAAAAATACTTTCTAACATATAAACGACTCCTTCAAAAGAAAAAAGAAGAGATATTCCTATCTCCTCTATTATAGCATATGTTTTTTACGCGAGGCTTATATGACTTTTTTAATCTTTAACAATTTTATAAATGATGAATCCTGTCCCGATTATCACCATCAGGACTCCACCTCCAACTAAAAATGCCAATATCCCATGATCCATATTAAATCCTCCTTTCGATAACATATTTCATTATACCATATGCTTTTTATGCGGGCCTCATAAAATCTTGTTCATTGAAATTTCTTTTCTGATCTAA